CGCAGCCCGCACCGGCGCGGCATGGCTCTGCCTGCCGGAACATGCCTGCTGCTGCACAGCCCGGGAAACGAACCGTTGAACGAACAGGAAAAAAGTGCTCACGCTGCCCGACGCTTCCCATCCGAGAACACGAGTGGATATTGACAATTTGCGTGGTTTCTGCTATCCTATAAACCAGTGATTTGTCACAGGCGGAAGGCATTATCAATCGGCAGACCGCCCTTCGGAAAACAATAAAATAAGCTGGTGTGGCGCAATGGCAGCGCAACTGATTTGTAATCAGTGGGTTGCAGGTTCAACTCCTGTCACCAGCTCCAAAAACAAACGCACGAACGATGAAAAGGAATCATCCGTGCGTTTTTCTTTTTACTTGAAATGCCTTGAAATCTCCTGAATGAACGTGATAATCTAACAAACAATCTAACAGCTCAATACTTCATCTTCTGCATCTCCTGCAACAAATAGGCTGGATCGTTGTGGGACACGTACTTGTTTGCCGTGGTGGAGAAATTTTTGTGCCCGAGGATTGCCTGCACCGCGGTCTTTTCCAGACCACACTCCACCATCTTGCTGCTGGCTGTATGGCGCAGCGTATGCGGATGCACCCCCTCTATGTGGCACTCCTGCATCAAGGCCCGGAACTTTGTAGCCACGTTGCGCTTGTCCAGCTTTGTGCCGGACTTGGATGGAATCAGCCATTCACACCCGCTGTCAAGCATCCAAAAGGCAATGATCTTGTAAATGGGCTCAAGGATGGGGATGATGCGGTTCTTGCCTGCTTCTGTCTTTTCACCGCCCTGCATGTACCGCTCTTTCAGGTGCACGTCCTCGCAGCGCATGGAAAGCAGCTCGTCGATGCGCATGCCGGTATAAAGCAGCACCATTGCGATTTGCGCCGTCTGCCCAAATTTCGGGTCGTTCTGTCGGCTGCTGATCTGCTCGATCTCTTGGGCGGTCAGGGTGCGCTCTGCTTTTCCTGTAGCCGCTGGGAGCTGCAGCAGCATGGCATAATTTTTGTTTATGATGTCCTGCGCCATTGCCCACTCGCAGATCTGGCTGAAAAGTGTGCGCTGCTTTTCGCAGGAGCTTCGGGAAAGTCCCTTTTCCACCATTGCGTCGATTACCTGTTGATAATCTGCCGCTTTCAAGTCCCGCAATTGTCGGTCGTATAGCGGCGCAGCCTTTGCATAGGCCAGCTCGTACCCCTTTTGCATGTCCGTGCTGAGCTTGTCAAATTTGGGCTGCGCTCTCCATTGAGTATAGGCATCTGCAAAGGTGCATTTCAGAAGCGCAGCGGTGGTGTTCTGGGCGTTGTAAGCGTCCAGCGCTTGTACTGCTTCGCCTGCCGTTTCAAACGTTCCCAGAACATCCCTGCTGGCTGTGAGTGCAACATACGGTCTTGCCCGCGTCCCGCTCAGTTTATACACGCTGCCGCTGCCCTTTGGGCGGCGGCGCTTTTTTCTTTGCTGCGGGGCGGCTTCCGGCTGTTTCTTCCCGCACCACGGACAAAAAGAAGCACCATCCGGGATTTCTTTCCGGCAGCATGGCCTTACGCATTTCATGGCTTACTCCTTTTTCTGCCCGATATATCCGAAGGCACCATTTTCAGCAGCGGCTCTTCCGGCCTTGTAGTTGATCTTCAGGTCTTCAATGGGAGGATGTGGAGCGTCCGGGCATGAGTCTAGGCCCATGCTCTGGGCAAAGTTGTATTGGTCGATGATTGTCCCGCACACGCTGACCCGGTTATTCAGGGGGCAGTGGAGGTTTGCAGCTATCTCCGATATGACAGCAGACGGGCTGCTGCCATGACTGCCCTTCAGTATGAAGAGGAGCAGCCTTTTCGTCAGCGGCGGCAGGTTTACCACGAGACGGTGCAGCTCCGCGTTTAGCTCATCGTCTGCCTTGTCGTCATCCGGCACTTTGTACAGATCCGGGTGAAACATCTCCATGAACACAGATATGGGTGACACCCCGCACGCAGTGCACCAGTCCATGATCTCGTCACTGTCCGGGCTGGTGCATCCTTTTTCCCAGCTCTGCACGGTGCGCTCTCCTTTTTCGATGCGCCTTGCGATCTCCGCTTGGCTCAGGCCAGCAGACACCCGCGTTTTTGCAAGTGCCTTTCCGATTTGGCTCGCTGTAAAATAACTCATACTTTCACCCCCATAAAACCAGTGTGTTTTTAACAAAAAATGGCGCAGAAAAAGTCTGCGCCATTCGACAAATTTTATCCGTATTTTGTTTTCCAACGGCGCATGGTAAAATCTGGATTATAAATCGTAGATGTGCACAAAAGAAAGGAGAAAACAAAATGGATTTTGAGCAAAGAAACGGCAAAGAAACTGAAATGGCCATCATCGACGGAATGCCTGCCAGCATCCTGACCGGCACCGACCACACCCCTGCACCCTGGGAGGAATGAGTTATGAAAAAGCTGTCACACTTTCGCACCCATGCCCGTGCCCTGCTGGCCTGCTATTTGGATATGACCCCGGAGCAGCAGCGCCTTGCTCGCGCTTACATTCAAGATAAGGCCCTGCCGGAGATGCAAGCCCTGCGCAACGCAGCCGGTACGCCCGGCGGGGCGCTGGCTGCTGACCTGTTGCAAAATTTGCAACAGCCTTGCAACCGCGAATAGCAACGTGCATTTTTTGCACATTGCTCGTGCATGTCGCGCGTATCGTGCAAATACGCATTTTTTTGTGGATTTTTCCACCGAAAACAATGCTCGAATGGGAATTGACTGCTACAACCAGCGGTTTTATAATATGGTTGTGAACGGGTTTACAGGCCAAGCAACTGAGATTTCTTTGCGTTGTACTCCGCTTCCGTGATGGCCCCCATATCCAGTAGCTGCTTAAACTTTAAAAGTTCATCGGCGGAGCTGGGGGAAGCCGGAGCGGTGCCCTGCGGCTGTTCTGGAGAGCCTTTGCAACTCTTGAGAAACGCAGTCATTCCGCCGGGATAAACCGTTGTCGGCAAGCTGCTTTCGCCCAGTGGAAGCGCAAAGTGGATAGACACGCTCTCTTTACTGCGACCCTTGCGGGTCTCTGTTTTAGCGGTGGCAGCTCCCACGATCGCACCCACAGGCCCGGCAACGGCTGCACCGATCATGGCACGGCCAATGCCGCCTTTGGTCTCCGTCACCGTCAGATCGTCAGGCGCGTCAGATTCATAACCGGCGACTTCATCAAAGCTGTAGATCATGCGCGGGCCTTTATCACCGCCGCGGTGTCCAATGCAAAACAGCCGGTTTGGTTTGTCAATCGACACAAAGAGCGCGTCACCATCATAGATGGAATCGGTCTCCTTGAACGCCTTGCGGCGGTCTTCCAATGTAACCCAGTATCCCGCAAGTGCAGCTGTCGGTTGCTTTGCTGCCCGGATGCCCAATTTTGAAAAGAAAAAGTTGCTGCAGCTGGCGCAAATCGAGCCGTCAGCACTTTTCTCACGGTTCAGCAGGCCAAACTTTCCACCGCAGACGGGGCAGATATTCGCCATAATTACACCTCATCTTTTGATTTTATAAAATTCTGCATTTTGTCAAAACGCAAAATCACACAACCCATCATTGAATTTGTAATACGTTCATCTGAAAAAGAATCTTTCCATTTTTGAATAGAGTTTGCTTTTCCATTTTGAGTTTTCAAAGTCAGGAGTTTTTCCAGCTGCTTGATATAAGAATTTTCGACAACAACCTCAAAAAGGTCAGAGAGAGAAAACTTCATCATGTTATAAAGCTCAGTAGGGCTAAAATCAAATTTGAACCCCATCCTCTCATACTTCTTGAGCTCATCGAGCGTATCGAGAATCATATCATATCTTGAAAATAGAATATCGAGATCTGAAGTCCTCTCTATCACTAGAAAAGAGTCCAAAACCCTCCGTATCCGTTCTGGTATTGATTCTTCTGGAAAATCCACAAATTCCTCCCCGGTGTCAGGGTCGATTAAAACAACGGGCTCTGGTGATTTGCTCCACTTAGCGTTCGGGCGCTCAAAATGCAGCGGCTCTTGGGCTTCGGGATCATCTTTTTTCTTGAAGACCGCATTGATAACCCGCGTGATATTTTTCCGAAATCCAACATTCCATATCACGGGAACCACCTCACACATATTAAATTTTATATCACATAGGAGGCATCAGAATGAACACCACAGACCGACAAGGCTACATTGACGCAATTATCAAACTGCTGGAAAAGGCAGACCCGCACAAGCTGCGCCTGGTCTGGGTTTACGCCAGCAAGCTGATTAAATAAATCAAGGTAGCAAAAGAAGGGGAACCCTTACGGGTTTCCCTCTTTTTTTTGCAGCTTTTCAGCCATCCGCTCCAAAAGCTTCCAGTCCTCGGGCTCCAGCTCTGCCAGCATCTCCACAAACCGGCGTTTGAAATCGTCGCCATCATTTTCGGTGATGTCACCGAGAAAGGCGGCAATTTTTTCTGATCGGGTGATCTGGTTGAACATCTCCCCTTCGCCTGTCCGCAGCCACGTCTCATTGACGTTAAACTCGCGGCAGATGTCGGAGATCGTTCGGTCGCTGGGAGCCTTCCGGCCTGAACAAAGCTCAGAAACGAAGGGCTGAGAAACACCAAGACGGTTGGCAAAGTCAACCTTCTTGATATTAAGCGCTGCAATGATTTGCTCGATTCGAGTGTTCATTGGCGACGCCTCCTTGCACCTTTATTATACAGCAAGCACAAAGCTGTGTCAATAGAAAAAATTAGCTGAGCGAAGAAAAAAGTGTTGACATGATAGCTTAGCTATGCTATAATATAGCCAAGCTAAGAAACACAAACACACGGGAGGACAAAAACATGAATGCACTTTCTATTAATATCCCGGCAAACTTCGCCGCAGACTGCAATAACACCCTCAAGCGGTACAACGCCGCCCAGACCGCCGCCGAGCGCCGTGCGGTGCTTGACCGCCAGACCGTGCAGGGTCTGTGGTGGGCGATCAAGTTCGTCAGCCAACTCCAGACCGCTTGCATGAGCGAGAAGGAGCTGAAGCACGCGATCCGCCTCACCCGCTTCCGTGGCTCTGTATGCCCGGAGTTTAAGGCTTGAGAGGAGGATAAAACATGTCTAAATCTATTGTCGTTGATCGCGTGAAAGTTGTAGCGGAGATGGCGCGTCAGAACTTGACTACCGAGGAACTTTCCTTAAAGGCAGGCGTTGGACGCAATGCTATATGGAAAATGCGTAAGGGTCAACCGGTATGGCGCACCACCGCAGGCCATGTTGCCGCCGCCCTTGGCGTATCTGTGGAGTATTTAGAGGGGAAAAGAACCGTAAAGCGCTATAAGGTGTACGTCTACAACGCAGCTGATAGGTTCTGGGACTGCTACGAGGTCCCTGCCGAGGATCCGGTGGATGCCCGGAACGTGGCAGTGCAGCGGTTGATCGACGAGACCGGGCACGGTCTGGATGTCTACGAGCTGGCCGATGTGTGCGAAGTCAAAGACTAAGGAGGACTGAACGATGGACATTTACGAGAACGCAGCTCGGGGCAGGCGCATCCGGGAAGTAGCTGATGCGGACAGCGTTAGTTATGTTGTACCCACAAGGGGTTACAACTGGTTCCGCTGGAAGGGATGCCGCCGGTCTTGCCAGTGGATTCACGGCGCGGAAGCCGAGACGCATTGCGATGCACTGCAAGTCTACGACAATGGCGCATGGCACCCGGTCGTTGCTTTTTCTCACGGTTATATGGGCCCGGCGGCAGACTACACCGTGGCCGGCGTGAAGATATTTAAGGAGGCGTGAACGATGCTTATCAATATTGAGTATCTTGGCACAGACGGTCAGGTTTACATTGCTACGGCAGAGGTCTATGAATCCTCGGAAGCCAAAGCGTTTGCACAGGCGGTTATGGACTTTGAAGTGTCTTTTGCAGGAGTCGCACACATTTTGAGTGTGAAGAACGTGACGCTTGGTGCAGACCGTAATTGAGCGATCATCCCACCCGATGATGACCCTGTGGCAAGGGTCGAAACCACCCGGCAGCCAGCCGGGCAAGGTCGTGGGTGCCAACCACAGAAGGAGTTGATTTTATGGCAAAGGCAAAGAAGAACCGCACCGATCTGGCAGCAGAGCGGTACAGCATCCCCATCGACGGGGCTCACGCTGCGGATACGCTTATCAACGTGCTGTTCGACGGCTTAGAGCCGCAGGACAAGCTGTCCCTGCTCTGGATGGGAATGGGCATGGCCGCGGTGCGCAAGAACGACCGCCAGAACCAGCAGGACGGCGTGGCGTAAGGATACAAACTTATTTTGGAGGTTACAAAGATGAAAAAACTGCATGTGAAAGCTACGTTTATTGAGCCGGTGCTGGGCACATGGCCCGCAAACCCCAATGTGGCCCGCGAGTTTATTGCCAGCAAGTCACCGGATGCTGCAACCATCGAGGATGAAGTGGCGGCTCTTGGCCCTGATGCGGTAGCTGACAAGGGCATGACCGTTTTCCCGCGTGACCCGGACGGCAATCCGATCTTCTACGATTACCAGATCAAGGGGTTCTTCAAGGACTCCTGCGGCATGCTGGGCCGTATCGGTGGCAAAACCGAGGCTGGCAAGAAGAAGGCCGTGAACGAAAGCGGCAAGCTGACTGCTTACAAGAAGGTCATTGACGGCCTGATCTTCATTCAGCCCCGCATGATTCCCATTCACGTGAATGGTGAGATTACCGACTGCCAGCGTCCGTTGCGTGCCCAGACCGCACAGGGCGAGCGCGTGAGCCTTGCCAACAGTGAGGAGATCCCGGCGGGCAGCAGCTGCGAGTTTGATGTGATCCTCCTTGACGACAGCCACGAAAAGGTTGTGCGTGAGTGGCTGGATTATGGCATTCTGCGCGGCATCGGCCAGTGGCGCAACAGCGGCAAGGGCCGGTTTACTTACATCGCCTATGAGGTGAAAGCCTGAGAGCGAGGGCATGGCATTGACGGCCCTGATTCGCGGAGGCGGTGCGATGAACGGCTTGGCAATGGCAACGCAAGGAGCGGAATGGCAACGGCAAAGCATGGCATAAAAAAGCAAAGGCAAGGCGTTGATTAGTCTGGCAATGGAATGGCGAAGCGAAGAAATGCGAGGAACAGCAAGGGCGCTGCATCGACAGGATATGACTGGCAACGGAAAGGCGACGAAAGGGCCCGCGCCGCAACGGCAAGGTTTTGCTTCGGATGCATTGGCATGGAAGAGAGAAGAAATGCCGTGATTTGCGATGGAACGGCTTGGCAAGGACCAGCTTAGTCAAGTAGCGCAATGGCTTTGAGAAGCGATGTTTAGCAAAGGCAGAGAGAAGTGAGGCTAGGAAATGCAGAGAACTGCGACGGCACAGCAAAGAGAAGACATTTTATTAAACATTTTATTAAAAGGAGTGAACGAGCATGAAAAAAGTTATTGTTGGCGTAGCGTCCGTATTGGCAAGCGCTTTGCTGATGGCCGGATGCAATAAGCAGATTATTGACCTGACCTATGAATACAGCTGGGCACAGCTGAAAATGCCTGATGGAACGATTGTCGAGGGGAATATCGAAAGCTGGTGCGACTATGAAGGCGACCAGCTTCAGGTTGTGATTGACGGTGTGACCTATCTGGTTCATTCGTCCAACATTGTTATGCGTCATTGATGCAAGGAGGATCTTTATGAAATTTACGATGCGAGATAAAATTTGCAAGCTCATCGGCAAGTACAACGAGTTGGAGCAGCAGGCTATGGTTAATGTCGCTGGAGGTGCATTTCGCACTATGCTCGGCAAGACACCTACCAAAGAAGAGGAAAACGCTTCGGAGAAGGCCAGCATTTACCACTGGATGCTGGAGGATTTGAAGCAGCTACTGGAAGAGGACGAAGCCCCGGCAGACCCCCGCAAGACCGCCCCGGCGGGCAAGTGGTGCACGGAATCAGCGGCACAGGCAGCTGAGAGAGCCGCAAAGGAGGCATGGAACAATGGGTGAAGCACTGGCAATCATCATCGCGTTTGCCGTCCTTCTGGGCATCTCGTGGGGAGTTACCTGCGCCGCCGTGTGGGCCATCTGCGCATTGATGCACTGGACGTTCACCTGGGCCGCCGGAACGGCGGTGTGGATCGCGCTCTGGCTCATCGGCAGCTTTGGCAGCTCTAAGAAGTGAGGCGCTGACCATGCCTGCACAGAAGAAGCACTACAACAAGCGCTGGCTTGAACAGCGTTGGGATGCAAGGCAGCCGGAGCGGCTGGCACACATCCAAATGAAGCGGCAGCTGAGAGAAAAAAGGAGGGGTGCGGCAGTGAAGCCGAGCATGGGAATTGCAGAATGCGTCCAGATCCTTCGGGACAACAACATCTCAAAGACCGAAAAGGTCTTGAGAGCGCAGATCCAGGCGGGAATTTTCCCGGAGTGGTCAAAGCCGTCCGCAGGAACAAAAGAGCCTTGCCCTGACATCTCCCGCGCCAGGTTTATGGAGTGGGTGAAGGACTTTTACAAGCTCGAAAAGGTTTACACAAAGGAGGATCCGAGAGAATGAAACTCAAATCTACTACTTACTACTGGATGGCCGTTATTTTCGGCGGCGTTGGAATGGGCGCAGCTATGGGTGCAGAGGGCACCGCGCAGACCACCGGATACATCTCCGACACGCTGTTTGCGGTGTCGCTGGTGCTGATTTTGGCCGCTGTTCTGCTGGCTCGTCTGGGCTTTGCCGCAGAGGACAGGGAGAGAGCCGCAAAGCGGCGCAAATACGGCAAGATCAACCGCACCCACGCCCGCAACCCGGAATACCCGGAGAATCAGGAGCGTGGGGCATGATGACGGCAAAAGAGTACGTTGAGGGCAAAGTCAAATCCTACACGCGGCTTGCTGAACGCTGCAGGCGAGAAGCCGAAGCCTCAGACGACATTGTTGTCCGGGCCGGATACTCCGCACGGGCAAACGTCTGGGAGATGTGCGCCGAAGAAATGGACAACGTGCGGGAGATGCTGCAAGAGGAGTCCGGGGAGATCACGTATGCCTGACACTGTCCTCCATGTCATGCGGTACACCGTGTATGACGCAAAAAAAGAAGAGCCTGCCCGTGCGCCAACACGGACAAGCCCAAAGGGTGATGAGTTTCGCCGCCCATCACCACAAAAATAACATAAAACAGGAGGTTTTACAAGTGGCACTTTTGAGAATTTACGATGTGGAGCAAGAGCCGCCAGTGCTTGTTTCGCAGCAGCAATTTCCGGTTACTTCGGATGCAATTGTGATTGCCGATGAACTGGCAAAGAGAAAGCCCGAACGGCTGTACAGAGTATTTGACGCTGATATGAACGTTGTGTATGCGAGGTGAATATTTATGCAAGAAGAATTGACCGTCCGTGTGGAGCACCCGGAACTGCCCGCGATCCGGTGGAATGAAGCTGAGGTGCAGCAGAACCTGACCGAGATGCTGGCCGCCTACACCGGCCGCGTCTACACCCCGGAGACCATCAAGGATGCCAAGGCCGACCGCGCCGCAGTGAACAAGCTGGACAAGCAGCTCAGTGATGCCGCCCGCAGCGCAAAGGCCTTTTACATGAAGCCGCTGGAAGAATTTCTGCAGAGCACCAAGCAGATGCAGACCCGGTGTAAGGCCGTCTCCGGTGCCATTGACCAGCAAGTCAAGGCTGTGGATGAAGCCGAACGGCAGGACAAACAGGACGCGCTGCGGGCTGTCTATGCGGACTGCATCGGAGAACTGCGGGAGCTTATCCCCTTTGACCGCCTGCTTGTGCCCCAGTGGCTGAACAAGACCTATGATCTGGCAAAGGCCGGCCGGGAGCTGCGCAAGAGCGTGGAGACCCGGCGGGAGGAGCTGCGGCTCATCCGGGAGACCTGCGGCGAGGATGCCGAAGCCTGCACCACGGAGTATCTGCGTGAACTGAACCTGAACGCCGCCCTTGTGGAGCATAGCCGCCGCCAGAATGCCCGGGACGCACAGCGCCGCGCAGAAGCCGAGAGAATGGCTGCAGAGCGGGTGCAGGCCACCGCTCCGGTCATTATCCCTTCGACCGATGAAGAACGCCAGATTGCCACAGAAGCGGCTCAAACGGCGCAGGCCAATGCAGCCATCACGTCGGATGGCAGGTTGGATTTCAGCATGCTTCAGAAATTCGCAGAGCCTGCACAGCAGGAGGCTCCGGTCCGCAAGAAATACAGCTTCTGTGTGGAGTTCACCCGTGAGGACATCGCATGGTTTAAGCAGGGAGCCGCAGAGCGCGGTTTCCGCTATGGTTCGATCAAATAATTTTGGAGGTAGTTACTTATGGCACTTACTCGTTCCGGCGCACCCGCGCCTACTTCGTCTGTTTCCAACGCACAGTCTCTGGCAAACCGTTCCGTCCAGAACGCTAACCGTGCAGGCAGCACCGCCATGCAGGCCGCGTCTCCGTCCGTGCCGGTGGAGATCACCGGTGCTGACGGTCAGCACTTCACCGTGAGTTTTGGAGACGTGCGCAACTTCATCTGCCCCAAGGCCACCGACGCTGAATGCAAAATCTTTCTGGAGACATGCAAGCAGTATCACCTGAACCCCTTCACCAAAGAAGCCTACCTGATCCACTACGACAACAAAAACGACGACACCGCCAGCACCATCGTGCTGGGCAAGAACTGCTACATGCAGATGGCCGAGCGCAACCCGGCCTATGATGGTTTTGAAGCCGGCGTGATTGTCCTGACCGCAGATGGCCAGCTGCTGAACCGTGAGGGATCTATCGTCTATGATGGAGACGGCAACGAGACCCTTATCGGCGGCGAGACCCTTCTCGGCGGCGAGACCCTTCTCGGCGGCTGGGCAAAGGTCTACCGCAAGGACCGCACCCGCGCCAGCTATGAGGAAGTCAAGCTTAGCGAGTATGACACCGGCAAATCCCTCTGGAACGGCAAAAAGGCCACCATGATCCGCAAGGTAGCGCTGGTGCACGCCCTTCGTGAAGCGTTCCCGTCTACCTTTGGCGCTCTGTACGATGAGAGTGAGGTGCGTGTGGATGCCGAAAGCACCGCTCGTGAGGTGCCGCCTGAAGAACTGCCGGTGCTGGATCCTTACGCAGGTTCCCACCGTCACCGCAAGACGGCAGGCACCCTGATCCCTGCCCCGGATGCACCCTCTGCAGAGGAAAACGCCGATGATCCGTTTGGCGGTGATGATGCATGATCGTCCAGACCAAGAACGGCATCATGCTGCACGGTGAGATCGCCAAAGACCCGGTGCTCCGGGATGCCGGGCAGAAGCAGGTGCTGAAGTTTGACCTGAAAGCCAGCCGCACACAGGATGAATCCGGCAAATGGCAGAGCTTCTTTGTGGGTGTTAACCTCTGGCACGGCATTGACCAGTGGGACGGCATGCTGCAGAAAGGCGATCAGGTCACAGTTTTTGCTCAAAAGCTGAAAGAGCGGGAGTATAACGGCAAGATCTATTACGACGTGGACGCGGATGATGTTCAGCCCGGCGGGCTGGTGACGTTCCGCTGGCTGCAGCAGATGATCGACCTGATGGCACAGCCCGGCCCTCCGCCGGAACCTGCAGAACCGGCAGCAAACCCGGCAGATCTGCAGGGTGCGCAGATGTACCCCGGCGAAAGCCTTGCAGACTACGCGCCGCACAGCACCAGCGCTCCGGAAGCAGCCCAATCTGCTGAATACGATCCCATCAACGATGATGCCGAAGACCTTCCGTTCTGATTTTGCAAGCTGCGCTATCTGGCTATACGGGCGTGCAAAGGAGGTGAAAGCAGTTGAAAGAGGAAGAGCAGAAAAGCATAGTCATTTACAAATCATGGAAAAAGCCGTTGCGGAAATTGTCTCTGGAGCAAAAAGGCAGGATTTTTGACGCGCTGCTTGATTTCCCCGATCCGCCGAATTTTGAGGACGACCAGAAGCTCGAAATGGCGTGGGATTTTATGTCCGAGGCGGTGGAATCAAATTCTAAAAAATGGAACGAAAAACGAGAAAAGAGAGCTGCCGCAGGGCGTAAAGGCGCAGAAGTCACAAACGGCAAGCGTCAGCAAAACGCGGCAAATCCGGCAAATGCCGACTTTGACGAGCAAAAACAGCAAAACGCGGCAAATCCGGCAAATGCCGACTTTGACGAGCAAAAACAGCAAAACGCGGCAAATCCGGCTGTAAATGTAAATGGTAATGGTAATGTAAATGGTAATGGTAATGTAAATGGTAATGGTAATGTAAATGGTAATGGTATATCACCTAACGGTGGTGTATATAATAGCGCCGCACCCGCCGCCGTTGACGTAGAACTTTCCAAGATCGTCCAGCATTATCAGCAGGCCGTTGGCGACTTCCCACGCTCCGCACTGGACAAGCTGCAGAAGTGGAGGCAGGAGTACAGCACAGAGATGATCCTGCTGGCGATTGACAAGGCCACAGAAGCCGGCAAGCGGTCGTGGAACTACATCAACGGCATATTGTCCGGATGGAAACGGGACGGCCTGCGCACACCGGGAGACGTGGAAGCCAACGAACAAAGCCGACAAGCCAGACCGCGAGGCAAGCAGCCAACCGAAACCGTAGACGACCAGCTTGCCCGGGTGCTGGCGAAGATGGACAGAGAAAGAGGGTTTGAGACATGACGCGGGAAGACGTGGCAAAGCTGATCCGCATGAATTTTGTGCTGTACAAGCTGGGTTCCAAGCCTCTGACCGACAACGAAATGGAGCTGATGCTTGACGCGTGGTCCTATCAGTTCCGCGATTATGACGGCGATACTGTCAAGCGGGCTTTTCTTGCGGCGAACCGAGTATGCGTTTATCCGGTCACGGTGGCCGACATCTTCAAACAGCTTTCCCAGTGCATTGACCCGTCCGCTGAATGGGAAGCTCTGGCTGTAGCGGCACGCAAGGCACAGAAATTTTTGAGCTGGCGAAAGTTCCCGATGGTGATCGGCATTGACGAAAAGGGCGGGCTGCTGCGTAGTGACGGGCAGAAAGAGCTGAAAGCCCTGTATGACCAACTCCCCCCGGCGGCAAAATCCTATGCCGGAAGCGTTGGAGGGCTTTCAGAGCTGGCTGAAATGCCGGACCTTACATACCGCCGTGCCGAATTTTTGAAGCAGGCGCAGGCCGATATCACCACCGCCCCCCGTGAAGCGGCAAGGCTGCGGGCGAGTGAACTGACAAGGAAGGAGCTGCAAAATGGGTGAATTGATTGTGACCTTTGGTGAAGATGGAAAGGCACACATGTACGACAGTGATTTTGACGTGACCATCCATTGTGAAGACGAACAGCAGATGAACGAAGCCGTGGAGCTGCTCCACCTTGCAAACCGGATGCATTGGCGCAAGACGTCAGAGAACCCACCGACGGAAAAGGATGCCGCATACGGGAAAGTGATTGCTGTCTTTATGGACGCTAAATTTGCTCAAGCTGCGCCGTGGGATTTTGTGGCAGTTGACCCGCAGCTTTATCCAAGATGGATGCCGATGCCGGAGGTTCAGAAAAATGAAAATCCTTAACCCCTGCAAAAACTGCCCCGACCGGCACCCGGTATGCCACGACAGCTGCCTCAAGTACGCCGAGTACAAGCGTCAGCTGAAAGCGCAGCGCATCTACACCAACGGGAACCACGCGGCGGAACGGATCAGCCGCAACGATTTCGACAAAGAAGGATGGATGGGAGGAAAACACCCGCCCAGAAAAAGGAGAAAAGCATGAAAACCGTACAGGAGATTATGGCTGAAAACGGCTCTTTGGCGAACATCGAGCGCTTTCAGACGATGCAAAAGTGGGAATACAAGCGCAAGGTAGAGCACGCGCAGGAAATGGCCGAGGCATTTTACTACTGGGCAAAAGAGCACGAAAAGGGCGTGCACCTATCCGTGGGCGGTCTGGATTCCATCACGCTGCATTACTTCTTGGAGAGCATCGGGCTGCCCGTCACCTGTGTGTCCTGCTCATTGCTGGAGGGAAAGGGCGTGCAGCAGGTACACAAGCGGATCGCTGCAGAAATGGAAGAAGAATACAAGGGATGGATGGGCGATGGAGAAAAGCCGTCTTTCGTGTTCCTGAAGCCGCTGAAAAGTAAGGTTCAGGTCTTACAGGAATTTGGCTGGCCTGTGATCAGCAAGGAAAAGGCAGGCAAGATCATGTTGCTGCAAAACCCGACAGAGCAAAACGCAACCGTTCGACATGCGATCATTACCGGGGAAACTGGCGAATATGGC